GACTGTCCGTAGGTTGTAGTGATGGAGTTGTTTATGGGCTTACCCTTCAGCCTGCCTTCCTCATCTACTACTAGAGTTGCAGCATTACCTGAGTGGTCTTTGGCTTTAACTAACTCAATCCAGCCGCCGACTATTGTTTGTGCTTCCTTAAGGCTGGGTCGGATAGTTAACTCCTCAACATTACCGTTGGCTCTAACTATAGTAGCACTATTCATGTCTATCCTCTTCCTTTCATTAGTGGCTACCAGTCTCCGCATAGGACGACTGCTATCTTGCAGACGCCTAACTCACAGGCTGGTCTATGCTCATGACATTGTGCTTCAGGGCAGTCGGCTGGCTTTGGATAGTTGTTATCTCGGAGGAACTTGATAGCGGTCTGTATTTCCTTCTCACTCATAGGTGGTCTATCCTCGCCAGTCTCTAACCACTCTATAAGTTTCCATCTGGTAAGTTGAGTTGTCATGGTCATCCTCCTTTTCACACTATATTGGACTGTGCGTAGTGGTGTGTAGCTAGAGCCAGCTGACTGATACGCTCCCAACTGCTGTTGTCTTTAAGAGCATCATCATGCTCGCAGTCTGTAGCATAGCGCTGTAGGTCATCAATCAGGGCTAGCAGTAACTCACCGCTAGATAACTTCTGCATGGTCTTCCTCCTTTCGGTCATATTCCTCACTGATATTCCAGTTCGGTTACCCTATTATACCATACTTCAACCCTAATGTCAACTGCCAGTAATAATGTTATCCTGTTGCACAATGCGACAAGTGGCTCGTCAATATGCTGCTGGCTGGCCTATCCTACACATGGCAGGCATGGTGGACTGTATCACACTGGACTCAACTGAACTAAACTAAAAAAGGGCAGGTGGCAACTAACCTGCCCTAATTTACTCAGCCCTCTGGCTTACTCCGCTACTAATCCCCTCTCCGCATTGAGGGCTAACATCTTCACTCTTACTCTATAGCGTGTATTGCCATCGGTTGTGGACTCATGCGCTTGTTTCATGCTCATCTCGTCATTGAACGGCTCATCTCCGTAAGCGTCTAACAGCGCATTGGTTGTTACTTTAGATTTCCTGTTAGCGCCGCCACCGCCTGCTCCGCTTCGTCTGGCTGGTGCTGACTTCAGCAGCCGTATTGTCCCCTCGGTCTCACCAAAGTCGTGAGTATACCAGATACCGTCTGCTGAGTCCAGTTGACCACTTTCGTAGATAGGCTTAATTGCTTCTACGATGGCGGTCTTGACCGCTTGCTCAACACTTGCGAGCGCTTGCCGCTTGGCTTCTTGCTCAGCCCGCTCTGCATCTTTTCGCAACTTGCCGACTTCCTGCCCCAGTGTGATGACTGCATTAGTGTCACCATCTTTCATGGCTTTCTTAAGGTCGGCTTCAGCCGCTTCAAGAGTTCGTGGGGCTGTTTGCTCTTCTGCCATTGTTCACTTCCCTATTCAGTTGTCAGTGATTGTTGCCGCTTTCACCCCCAACTACTTATTTGCCAGCCAGTCCATCTGACTGACATACCATCATATTACCATACTATATACTATTTGTCAACTCCAATGAACTGGACTGACAGTGATTGACAGTTGGTGAACTCACCCATACTACATCACACTCACTCATGCGCTGCCATGCTCATCATCCGACCAACCACTATGAACTTACCCAGCTGTGCAATCATCTGCAAGTGCAGCAACCTGTAAGTGCAGCCGACTGCAAGTGCAACGTCATGCTTTTATACCGATCCTGGGTCAGCCCATTGTAGCACAACTGTGCTACCCTAACTACTTTACATAATGAGCATAGGATGACCCTACGGTCTCCCCCTTTTTATAAGAACATTTTATTTTATTCTCGCTCTCGCAAATTCTCAGTCTGGGAAACTCCACTTACCATGAGTAGGTAGTTGGTTAGTTGATTAGTTACTGACTACCTTACCAAACTGACTTATCGCATTGGTGGACGAGATGTCGGCTCTTTCCGAGCAAACAGAGTGATATCTACCCCGATGTCTACCTGAGGTATGCGGAAGAGCTCAATGTGGCAGAGAGTCCACTCACGTTTGAACAGCTTTGCTCTAATTATCAGATACATCCTTTTACCTCCTTTCTTTAATACTTATCCCATCCCTTAGGCACTCCACCTAAAGGTGCTATCTGTTCCTTCAGCTCTACTATCTCCCTCCCTAGCTCAATCATCTTCTCAATCTCTCTTTCCTCCACTGGTAGCAGCATCTCAAACCTAATCCTTGCTATTATCTTCGCTCTCCGTTGAAGCAGCTTTAACCTAGCAACCTTATCCTCATCGTTCAGTCCTAGTGTCCATTTGCCTCTTGTCTCTACAAACTGCCTCTGCTGCTGCTCAAGATACTCTAACCCCTGTTCTAACCAGCAGCATATCTCATCTTCAGGCCTACTAACGTGCCAATAGAAGTGTAGCACAAAATGTCTAGCTTCTACTCCATCCTCTACCCTTTTCTTCCATAGCCTGCCATAAACTGCTGGAGAACCTTTATCTATAGGCTGCTTACAGTGGGAGCAGGTGGCTGTCCTCTTAGCTTTACTTATCCAGATGTCCATCGTTCTTTCAGGTATTTATACACTAAGCTATCAGAGACACCCAGCTTCCTAGCTATGTCCTTCACACCCATTCCAGTCTTATGCAAGCTTATAGCGTAACTAACCGCCTCCTGCTTGGTGTAACTCTTCTTAGTAGTGATAAACCTACATTCAGAATAAGGGCAGCTGCTAAGGCAGAAGTCAATTCCTGCCTGACCATCAGGACTATCAATCCCAGCTCCCTCCATAGCTTCACAAACATCCCTAGACATAACTACCATCATTATACCATATCAGCTACAAGTTGTCAACTGTCAGCCCAAGCAAGGAATAACCCATATATCGTTTTTTGTTTAGCCTTGACACATCCCACCGTGTGTGGTATACTTAGGGGAGGAGGCGGAGATGGCTGAAACTGTAAAGACACCAGATATAGTTAGCGAGAAGACACCAAAGGAAGTAGCAATAGCCTCCAGCTTAATCCCCTATCCGAGGGACGATGAAAGAGCTAGGTATCTTGGTTATATGGCCTGTGGACTGTCAGTCAGAGAAGCTCTGCAAATGGTTGGTAGGTCAAAGCAAGCATTATCCTACTGGCGTCTAGACCAGACCTTCGTAGATATAGAGAACAGGCTGCCTGAGATAAGAAGGGAGCTGAGTAAGGAATACGTCTCCATTGAGTTCTTCCGCAACTTCCGTCTTGTGCTGGAGAAGGACTATAGAGTGTTGAGGAGAAGCTTGGGGATGGAAAAGGATAATGAAGGTGAGGCTGTTTCCTTAACTAACCAAGACCAGTCCTATCTGCTTAAGATGCGCTCAAACTACAATCCTCAGCAGCTCAGCATCCTTGAAGCAATTATCTCAGACAATGGTGAGGGAGGCTTTGACTTCTCAAGGTTTATAGCTGACAATCCTGATTTAGTCCACTATCAAGAAACCAAGTCTATAACAGTGAAGCAATAGTGGCAACTCCTAAACAGCGCGCAGCATCAAGAAGAAACGCTACTAGAGCCCAGTTGTCTAGGGTAAGAAGGAGAGAACCTAGGCAGCTAGGTAGACTAAAACCACTAAGGAGAAGGTAATGGCTTTGACGAGAGAGGAGCGGCAGCTACTTAACGAGACTCATGATACTGTTATTAGGATAGGTAGCATCGTCTATGGCACTCCAGGAACTGCTGATGAGGGAATGGTAGGCGAGATGAAGGGATTGCGCAATAGCCACTTTAAGCTCAGAAGACACTTCTGGACGCTTGTGGGTGTTCTTGTTGGCTCAGGAGTTCTGGGAGGTAGCGCTGCGGCCTTACTAAAAGCACTTGGAGGATAAATGAAACAGTCGGAAGCTATGACTCTTCTCCTCCAGAACAGACGACTCTTTATGGAAACTTTACTGGAAGTTGAGAATAAGGAGAGGATGTCGGTTCCTTTTCAGTTTAATGCTATCACAGCTGACATGGAAGCTACTAGCACCCTCAGAGACATCTATGTCAAGCCTTCACAGGTCTGGGCTACGACCTACCATATGGCTGACTTCCTAATAGACAATATCACTAAAAGTGGAACTGTCTCAACTATCATCAGTTATGATGAGTTCATCGCTGGGAGGATACTTCTGAAGGCTAAAAGGTTTCATGCTTCACTAAACAAGAAGATGCCGTCCATACCTCAGCTTGACCACAAATCCTCTTACGAGCTTACCTTTGTTAATAAGGATACAAACTTCTTTAGCAGCTTCTACATCTACTCATCCAGAAGCTACACTATCGGTAGAGGTGAGACTATACATAACTTACTAGAGGATGAGATAGCTTTCTGGGCTCCTGGGGCTTATGAGGATGTTGCTGCATCTGCCGAACAGAGAGTGCCACTACTACCTGGAACTAAAGTAAGGAAACTCTCTACTGCTAACGGTGAGGATAATCCATTCTGTGAGGAGTATAGAAGCGCAAGGAGTGGTAAGGCTTTAGGGAGGTCAGTCTACAAACCTCATTTCTATCCTTGGTATATCCACTATGAGTATAGTATGAAGCCAGATAGTCCATTCTGCCTCCCTGGTGATGAGGTTCATCCTCTATCTGATATTCAAGCTGACGAAGCAGCCCTACTAATAAAGTTACAGCAACTTGGATTTGATGAGTTTGAGTCGCATTGTAAGCTGCGCTGGAGGAGGTATAAGAAGATAGAAACTGCTGGCCTTCGTACTGCTGGCAAGTCAATTCTTGTCTTTGAGCAGGAGTATCCTGAAGATGATGAGAGTTGTTTTCAAGTTGCAGGAGACCAAGCCTACAATCCTGACATCGTTAGGGAGAAGCTACTAAACTGCTATCCTGCTCCTATCCAGCGGAATATAGTAAACTCTAAGACTGGCATAGGTGTAACAGCTAATATCTGGGAGGATAAGCAGGAAGGTCTTGCCTATATCCTTTCTATAGACCCAGGAAAGGGCAAAGTATCAGAGTCAGTAGCTCAAGTCTGGAGATTTACTGATGGCTATACTGATAACGAAGGGAGAGACATACCTGCTGAGTTTATCCACTGTGCTACCTTAGCAGGATACTATGACGAGTGGGAGATGGCTGAATACTGTAAGGAGCTAGGCAGATACTACAATGAAGCAGTCATCTGTCCTGAGGATAACCTTGACATAGTGAGCCATCTGAAAGACTATCCTGAGCTCTACTATCGTGAAGACCCTAGAAGCGGAACAGTTGGTAGAGTTGTAGGCTGGCAAACTAATGTTAGCACTAAGCCATATATGATAACTGAGATGAACAGGCATCTTGACCTTTTATCCAGTCATGACCAGCGCTTCTGGGCGCAGTTGAGGAATATCCGTAGGGACAGAGGAGTAAGGTCAGGCATAACTGTAGTAGGCCCTGACGACCATCACGATGCTGGGGCTATAGCAATAGTCTGTAGGGGAGCTGCACAAGTTCATCGTGGTTATGTAGGTTCAGCAGGGTGGAGCGATGACTGGGGAAGATAAGCCATACCTTTACCAGAATTGTATAGGAGGGTATAATGACAACTGACATATATGCTGGAGGTAGACCAAAGTCTGCCACTAATGTTATAACTCGCTGTGGCGAGCTTAAAAACTACTGGTCTAGACGAGATGACAAGTTTAGAGAGTGGTATAAGCTTATTGAGCAGGTTGACGAGCTCAAAACTGAGCATATGGAGAGCTTCGTAGGCAACGACCCTAGGTCATTATACAATCTTGTCCTGCATATGCTTGACACTACTATTCCTCATAGAGTCAGACGGTATGATGCCTCTGACCTAAAGATAGCTGAAGCTGTGGCAGAAGTCAATTCTTTCTACGACTCAGCCTGGGAGGATGTGGAATACTCCTTCCGCCGTTCAGGTCCTAGACAGAGCTTTAACCGACAGGTCTTAGCATTCCTTCTTGCAACTGGCTGGTATTCTGTTTTTAGTATTGTAGCTAACGATGGGAGCAGAGTAATAGCAGATGTCTGGAACCCAGCTCAGGTCTATCCTGCATGGTTTGATGCTGGGCTCTCGGAGGTAGCTCACATCTTTAACCTCGGTGCTAGGTCAGCCAGAAGGATGGCTCGTAGGAACGGCTGGAATGTAGGTAGAGTTGTCAGTGATGTAACTATCTACGACTATTGGTGGATGGATGAGGATGACCTTGGTAGGCCTAGAGTCTGGAACGCAGTTGTATTTGACAATTTGCTAGTCAAGAACGAGCCAACCAGATTTACTGAGATGCCTATATTTGTCTCTCCTGTTGGGGGACTTCCTGATACAGGTCCTTTGTCAAGGTTAAGTGGTGAAGGTAGTGGTGCTTACATCGTTAGCGATAGGTGGAAGGCTGAGCTTGGTCAGGCGGTAATAGCCACTAACGAGAATGTCTATAAGAGCTGGAACAAGTGGTGGACTTTCAGCCTACAACTACTCCGAGATACAGCTCAACCTAGAATATTTGTGCGTAGTCAAACTGGTAAGCATATAGTTACTCCACAGAACCTCTTCCGCCGAGGAGGCATCTTTGAAGGTGGAGTGCAAGACTCTGTTGATTACCTCTCGCCTCCTCCTATCCCTCTGGAGCTTCGTGCTACTCAACTTGACCTTGAAGCGATGATGCAGCGAGGTGGTGTTAACTGGGCTATGTATGGAAGTGCTGCTCAAAGAATAACCGCCTATGTTATGGCTCAGATAGCTGCCTCAGCAAACCAAGTAATCAAACCGTTCCATCAGGCTTTTATCAACCTGCTATCAGACATAGACAACTTTTGGCTGGATGACCTGAGGCAGAGAGGAGTGAAGCCATACGACTTTACTCTTCCTCCTGCTTTACCAGATACCGCTAAAGTCACAGCCGAGTATGACATAGAAATCCCTGGCGACCTTGTGCAGCGAGCTACTGTTGCTCGTATGCTTGACCCTGAGTTCCGTATGAGTTACACCTATGTTATGAGTAAGCTCTTTCCTGATGTTAAGGATGCGATGAGGGAACGAGCGCAGATAAGGGCAGACCAGGCGGAAGCTCATCCTTCTAACGCCTTTATTGCCCTAGTGCAGTATTATCGTCAGCAGTCGGCTTACCTAAGGAACATAGGAGATGATGAGACAGCTGGGCTTTATGACAAAGCAGCTATGGCAGCTGAAGCACTTATAACCTCAGCTATCCCTCCTGCTCAACCTACCCAAGGACGCTTACCTGGGCCTAGGGAAGAAGCATTACCTAGACAAAATATTCCTGAGGCTCCTGTAGCCTGAAAGGAGAATTATGCCTAAACCGTTTCCTGAGCTAGAAGAACCTAAACGACCTCAGCTGGGAGTAACTACTCCTCCAGTAGTAGTAAGGAAGGAAGAAGAGAAAGAAGAGGACGAGGAGAAAAAGAAGGAAGAGGTTACTACCAAGGTTATTCCTTCACGCCCTGACTGGTGGAGTGTATATCCTGGTGTTCCTTACCCTGAGGAGTATGAGACAGAACCCTTCCCTGGCTATATGTCCTCCCTGAAGGAGCTTCATAAGCAATCCTATAAGGCTCATAAGGAGACAGAACGTCTAGGCCGTAAGGTGGAATACTGGCTGAACAATGCAACTGTAGACCCTGAGCTAATAGAAACTGAGATGGACAGGCAGTGGCATATGATGCTCATGGACTCTATAACTCAACAAAAGGAAGCAGTCCTACGAGAAGACAGTATCATCTGGAAACAAGATGTCCTAAGCATGCTCCCTACCTTAATGCTTGAACCTGCCAGGGGCATTAGGAGTGTAGAGGATGCACTTAAAATCATCCCTTGGGGGCCTTTACCTCTCCCTCAACCTGCCGAGCCAGAACTTACTATATCAGAGGGAGATAAGCAGTGGCTGGAGGACATCTTTCAGAAGCTAGAATATATGGTACTTCCAGAGGAAATAGCTGCCCTTGTAGACATGTCCCCAGAGGAAGCTGAGAAATATCTCCTCAATCAAATACTATCCAAACCTAAAGCTCATCCTGTCAACATCAACCTGCTAACTATGGAGGAGCTCACTAAGGCTTTTCAGGGTAGACCTGTAGGTGAGCTTCCTGCAACTCTAACTGCAGCTGACATCCGTGAGATGGCTACTAACCTCGGCTTAGATGAGGAAACAAAGCAGAAGATGGACGACCTGCATGAGTTCAATGAGGAGCTACTTGCAGACTCTACCTTGCGTAGGTCTTACATGCGGCTACTTATGGCTGGTTTAGAGACTCCTACAACAGACCCTTTAACTTTGGGTCAGCTCTTCAAGATGTCGGTTACTCAGCCTGCATTAGCCTCCTATGAACTTTTATACAAGTATTTCCAAATCCTTTCTAAACCGCTAGCTGCAAAGTGGGTGCTATGGAAAGGAGCCGATAATGACTG